ATGGTGACCGAATGGTCCGAATGACAAAGAGCGAGCGTCTCGACAAGCTCCACCAGGATGCAATGTCGCAATTTGACGACATCCAGTCGGCGCTTCGTGACGAGCGGCTGCAATGCTTGCAGGATCGGCGCTTCTACAGCATCAGCGGCGCGCAATGGGAAGGCCCGCTCGGTTACCAGTTCGAGAACAAGCCGCGCTTTGAGGTCAACAAGGTTCACCTCGCGGTCATTCGCATCATCAACGAGTACCGCAACAGCCGCGTCACCGTCGACTTTGTTGCTAAGGACGGCGCGATCAACGACCGCCTTGCCGACACGTGCGACATGCTCTTCCGTGCGGACGAGCAGGATAGCGTCGCAAACGAGGCCTACGACAACGCCTTCGAGGAGGCGGTCGGCGGCGGCTTCGGCGCCTGGCGGCTGCGGACCTGCTACGAGGATGAGTACGACCCCGAGAACGAACACCAGCGCATTATGATCGAGCCGATCTATGACGCTGATTCGTCCGTGTTTTTCGATCTCGATTCTAAGCGCCAGGACAAGGCGGACGCGAAGCACTGCTTCGTCGTGTCGTCCATGACACGCAAGGCGTACAAGGCGCAGTACGGCGATAGTCCGTCCGACTGGCCGAAGGAGATCCAGCAGACCGAGTTCGACTGGGATACGCCCGACGTGGTGTATGTCGCGGAGTATTACGTCGTCGAGGAGGTGTCCGAGCTGCTGCGCATGTGGCGTGACATCGGCGGCAACGAGGAGCGGTACACGCAAGCCGACTTTGACGCGGACGAGGAGCTGGAAGCAACGCTGCTCGCCATTGGCTCGACCGAGGTACGTCAGCGGCGCATCAAGAAGCGGCGCGTTCACAAGTACATTCTCTCCGGCGGCCGCGTGCTCGAGGACTGCGGCTACATCGCAGGAACGTGCATTCCGATCGTGCCGGTATTCGGCAAGCGCTGGTTTGTTGATAACGTCGAGCGCTGCATGGGCCACGTGCGCCTGGCGAAGGACGCGCAGCGGCTCAAGAACATGCAGCTCTCGAAACTCGGCGAGATCTCGGCGCTCTCAAGCGTCGAGAAGCCGATCATGGTGCCGGAGCAGGTCGCAGGTCATCAGATCCAGTGGGCTGAGGATAACCTCAAGAATTATCCTTACCTGCTCATCAACCCGATCACGACGCCCGACGGCAGCCAGCAGGCAGTCGGTCCCGTCGCTTATACCCGTAGTCCGGCAATCCCGCCGGCAATGGCCGCGCTTTTGCAGCTCACCGAAGTGGATATGCAGGACATCCTCGGCAACCAGGGCGAGGGCGACAAGATCGTCTCGAACATCTCGGGCAAAGCTGTCGAGATGATCCAGCAGCGGCTGGACAACCAGACGTTTATCTACGTCTCGAACTTCGCCAAGGCGATGAAGCGCTGCGGCGAGATTTGGCTCTCGATGGCGCAGGAGGTCTACGTTGAGGAAGATCGCGCCATGAAGGGCGTCGATTCCGCCAACGAGATGCAGCAGGTCGTCCTCATGCGCCCGCGGGTGGACGAGGAGACGGGGCGTCTCGAGCTCGACAACGACTTGTCCCGCGCCAAGTTCGACGTGGTGGCGGATGTCGGCCCGTCGAGCTCCAGCCAGAAGGCGGCGACCGTGCGCGCCCTCACCGGCATGATGTCGATCACGTCCGATCCCGAGACGCAGCAGGTATTGCAAGCGCTCTCGATGATGAACATGGAAGCGGACGGCATCGCCGACGTGCGCGACTTCTTCCGCAAGCGCCTGGTCAGCATGGGCGTCGTCAAGCCGACCGAGACCGAGATCGAGGAGATGGCGGCGCTCGCAGGTCAGGAACAACCGACCGATCCCAACGCGATCTACCTGCAAGCCGCAGCCGAAGAGGCGGTGGCCAAGGCGGAAAAGGCGCGCGCGGACGTGCTCAACACCATCGCCGACGCCGAGCTGACGCAAGCCAAGACGGCGACGGAGCTGGCAAAGCTGCAAGGTGTAGCGCCCTCCCCTGCTCCTGCAATGCCTTCCGAACGCCCGCCTGCGATCATGTTGGCGGCAGGGGAGGGGCCGGAGATGGAGAAGGAAGAGGACGAGGAGGACGAAATCGAACGCGAGAAGCGGCTACTCGAGCTCGAGAACCTGCGCATCGACACCGCTATGAAGTTCAACGCAGCACAACGCGCGGCAGGCGAGATGGTCGAGATGAGCGATCAGATGCGAGAGCTGAAAGCGGCGGAGGAGTTCCTTAGCGACGCCGCTAAGCAGCTCGTCAGCGCCAGCGATGAGATCCAGTCGGCGATTAAGTCGCTCGTCGAGTCGAACAAGAAGAACGCAGAGGCCGCGATTGCGGCAATATCCAAACCGAAGCGCATCGTGCGCGAGAAAGGCCGAATCGTCGGCGTTGAGGTGGGCTGATGGCAACAAGCGCCTGGAATAAATTTAACGACTTCAGCGAACAGCTCGTGCGTGGCGTTCACGACTTTGACGCTAACACGTTCAAGGTCGTGCTCACGAACAGCGCGCCAACGGCGGCTAACACCATCCTGACCGACATCACGCAGATCGCGAACGGCGGCGGCTACACTACAGGCGGTGAGACGACGACGATCACGATCGCCGAGGTGTCGGGCACCACGACGGTGAGCGGCACCGAGATCGTATGGACGGGCTCCGGCGCAGGCTTCGGCCCGTTCCGCTACGCCGTGCTGTACAACGACAGTTCAACGTCTCCTGCGGATGCGCTGATCGCCTGGTTCGATTACGGCTCAGCCATCTCTGTCGGCGCAGGCGAGACCTTCACGCTGAAGTTCAACAACGCCTCGCCGGGCACCATGTTCACGTTGGTTTAAGCGATGCTGACACCACAAGAAGCTCAAGCCATCAACGCGCTGATCGTCGCAGATCCAGCGCTTTCGTCTCAGCCGCAGACATCAGACGGCGCGTACGCCATCGCGGTCGCGCTCAACACGCCGAGCGAGGCGGGCTACAAGCCGATCACCGTGGGCGCTGCGATGCTCTGGGCAGCGGGCGGACCCCGCGTGCGCATTCAGGCGGCGGCGACCGACAGCCAACAGCCAGAGGCGGTGCAGGCGAGCTGCCAGGTGTTCCTCGACCTGATCGTGAGCGGGTCTGAGGCGCTGATTCATACCGAGGAGCAGGCGATATTGCAGGCGTTCAGCGGCTGGGTCGTGACGGGCGTCATTACGCAAGCCGAATACGACGCCATCTATGGCACCAGCGGGATTGCCGCGGCGCTGCTCTCTCGCTCCGTTGTCGCCATCGGGCGGGACGTTAGCTATCAAGACGTTATGCAGGCGAGGGCGAGCTAAATGGCTGCGGATATCAAAACTAAATATGGCACTTCCACGTCAATGACGATGACAGGCATCGAGGACGTGGACTCTTCGAGCACTTGGGTTGTTGGATGGACCTCAAATTCGGTCAACAACACCAGCACGCTTGCAGTCGATTACCTATTAAGCGGTCAATTTACAACCGAGTCTACGAGCCGACAGGCTGGCTATATCTTTGTCTACGCCTATGCGTCGTTCAACGACACGCCCACATGGCCGACAATTTTTTCTTCGGGGACCGCCGGAGCTGTTGGCGCGGCCACAGTCTCAGGTGCATTGCAGCGCGACTCTGGGATGCGGCTTGTTTCTACTATCACCGTCGATAACACGGCGTCCGCCGTATATACATTTCCGCCGACATCAATCGCCACCATCTTTGGCGGCTCTGTCCCACCCTACTGGGCGGTTTGGGTTTCTTCTAACGCAGCTTCAGGAAGCGCAGACTGGTGCGTAAGTTCTGGAACTAATCTGTACTACGTGCCGATTCTGTATCAGACCGTCTGATGCTACCGCCTTCCGGTAAATGGTCCGTTCAGCCGCCCCCGTGGGCGGCGCTCGACTTCAATAATCCGATACTCAAGGACGTTCAGCACGTCGCTTCAGGGTCTAATGCGTTTCTTAATCTTGGCGAGTACAACGACTCGTTTCGCACGAGCGCAACGCCGCCTGTCCCGACTCGCCAACCTTCTGGCATCTCGTATCGACTGCTAGGAAGTACGGGTTATCTAGCCACTAGCGCGGGTGGTTGGGTCAATTCCCGATCAAACTGGACGGTTTTCGTCCTTGGCGTCCCGAGATCTTTAGCTGCTAACAGTGCGATCTCAATCGTTGCCGAAACCCCAGGGGTAGGAAACCGCGACAGAGGTATCCAGTTCAATACAGCCGGGAAAGTCATTGCGACCGTTCAAGACAGCACGGTCAAAAACCTGGTTGGCGCGACAACGATTGTCGCGGGGACGCCTTTTTCTGCCGCTTCCAGAGCATCAACAACTGCGCTTGATGTCTTTGTTAACGGCTTGGTTGACGCTACGCCGTTAACAATCACCAACAACGGGCTAAACACTTACGCATCGCCCGAAGTGGTGGTTGGTTATGGCGGCGTTGGAGCGGGGTTTGGCGTAACGCAAGCAAGCGCCTTTGACGCTTCTTTGGTTATCTGGTGGTCTCGAGCGGTAACTGACGCCGAGATTCTTTCGCTCCACCAGAACCCGTGGCAGGTGTTCAAAACGCCACGACGGATCATCGTTCCTGAATCTGGCGCGGTTGCCTACACGCTAGACACCACGCCCGGCACCTACAACATCACCGGCAGCTCGCCGTCGCT